TTGGAACTACCCCTTTCCGCGTAGTTACCACCAGAATCGTTATTGAACCTAATCCCGACATTTAACGTACCGCCCGTCGGAATAATGTAAGCAATTATTTTTAGATATTTGAATGCCGGCAAGTTTTGTACTGAAACAGATGTACCAGTGGATCCGAGTGTGGTTCGTCCAATCTCCAGGAATCCGTGGCCGATAGCGTCGGCGTCGAGTTTGGCGGCTGTAATATCGCCGTCCTGGATAAGAGCGATCGGGAACGTGTCGTTCGTGAATGCGCTCCAGTCCTGGAGAGCATAGTCATTTTCCCATAGATAGTTCCACTTTGTCGCGCTAGGCGTTTCGCCGAATGTGAATGTTTGTCCTGGATGAAAACTCATTCTGTGATCTCCTCGAGCGCGAATCCATCATATTCGGCCCATCCTTTTATAAATAATAACTGACCTTTGCCGGATTTTTCCACACGATTAAAGATCTCCACCATTTGTTCCTGTGTCGGAGGTGTTGCGGCCATAGGTGTTTTGGCCGTTTGGAGGACGCCTCGCTCCTCCGGCGACTGGATGGACCAGTTACCACAATAACAACGGAATCCCTTTCGACCATCCAGCCGGTCCCGAGATGTTTCAATGCCGGCCATAGGTTGCCCGGTTTTTTTGTCCTGGACCAGAACGTCGATCACTTGGCCTTTTTTAGTAATAAATCCGATCGGCATTTTAGGGCCGTGGAATGGCTTTTTTGTGGCGGGGTTGATCTGGGGGTTCAAACAATACACCTTATAAGCATATTTACCCTGGAGGATGTTTCCGTAAGTCTCCCGGAGCCGGGGATCGGATATGTTCTTGAGCATGTTGTTTGCGATCGCTTGATTTATCATGATTTCCCTTTACGGTGCTATTTGGTCCGTCCCTCCGATCGACGAGATCTCGATCCGAAAATACGAATTTATAACCCTTTTGCTGATCCGTAATACTTGCCGGAATCCGCTACTATTTAATATACCATTTATCCCGGTTACGAAATACGTTTCGTTCTGGTTTTCGTCCTGATACGTTATAACGTCGCCGACCTGGAGTTGCGGAACGCCTTTCACGATTAAAGTTTGTTGATCGTCGTCCTCGGCCCGATCCGCGATGATGATTTTTGCGATCGATGTGGCCGCCACGGCGTCCTGGATATAGTCGTTTTCGATTTTGGCGACATGCTCCTCGAATCCGTCTTTTGTTCCGATCGATACGGAATCGACCTCCCGGACATAAATATCCTGGGCGACTTTCGCCGGAGTGCCGTGGATCTCCAGGCGGGTAATATAGACGGACTGGGATCCGGAGTTTGTAAACGTGAGTTTTAATGCGGTCGAGAATAAATCGCTACTATCGAGCGTAACGCCGGCGTCCAGAGTTGCCCCGGTTCCGTCGCGTTTTTCGTTTGTCGCATACAGGGAAGTCGTGGCGCTTGTAACATAGTCCGGATCGTCTGCGCTTGTAACCGGGAGTTCGCCATATTCGTCCTTAAAGTCCAGAATAACCGATTTCGTTTCGCCTGGTCCCAGGAAGTCCGTTTTGTCGTCGAACTGGACGACGCCATTACTTTCCCATAGTTTCTGTTTGGCCTCGACTTGGCGGGCCTTTGAGAATACCTCCACGACGTTTATCGGAGTGCCGCCGGCATTTTTGCGCTCGATCGTGTTGTCCTTATCAAACGTCCACGAGGAGACGTTATCGGCCCAGTTTGTGCGGTTCTGGAATCGGATAACGCCGTTTTCGTCCATGCTGATATTTCCGAGTTCGGCCTCGGCGATCTCATTTAGCGCGTCGCCGACTTTGGATCCTTTTTTAAAATAGGCGAATGGAATAATCACGCCGCCATAGTCGAGATCGAACTGGGATGTCGCCAGGCCGGCCGTCTGGAGGACCGCGGAGATGATCTCGTCGGTCCGGGAGTCCTGGAACATTAACTCCTCGTCGAGAGAGATGTTCATAATGGCTTTTAAAAAGTCGATACAGTGAAATCGGACCGTTTTGGAGCGCTCGTCGATCTCCGGCCGTTTTTCTGTGAGTCCGACGAATATCGGAATGACTTCGGTCCCGAACCCGAGATGAACCCGGATCGGCCGGCGCGGCAATAAAAATCCGTCGAGACTTGAGTTCGTATTTCCCGGCGTGAATAGATCGTCGTGGTTGTCCATGACGAGATCAAGCGTTGCAAGCGTGAGCGCGTTTGTCGGAGGTTCGGTCCCGCGGTCGTATTCGATCGACAACACTCGATCCGAATAGTCCTCATAAACGTATTTATCCCACTCCTGGAGGACCGAATTATCGCCCTTTAAAATATCGATCCCGCCGATACTGGATCCACCTATATCGAAAAATGAGACACTAGCGTCGTAATCTTTGGCGAACGACATAAAGACGGCGTGTTTGAGGGCTCGAACTTTGCCGGCTGTTCGGTTCGTGAATGTCTGACTAACTGTTTGCATTTTCCGGCTCCAGAGTTATCGAGAGGCCGAGGACCGCTTGTTTGTTCCAGCGGAGATCATGCTCCTCTGGTAAGTTGAGCCACACGGACAGATCCTCGATCCCCAGATCGTCGTCTGTGAGCGTCAAAAACTCCTCGTTATCGAGTTGGTCCTGGAATATCGCTCGTAAGTTGTCATAGTCCGCTTTTGGAATCGCGTCGAACGTGATTCGATAGCCGCCCCGAGTGTTGTAAAAATCTACATAGAGTTTTCCGGAGAGTGTGATATTTTTGGCGATGTTCTGCTTTAAAAACGGCTGTAATCCTCCGACTCCATATTTCGGAACGGTTACGGCCCTCGATGATGATTCAAGTGTCATGCTCATTATTGACTCCCCAGGATCGGTTTTTTACCTTGCGCGCGCAAGCGCTCGTCCACGGCCTCGATTCCCTCCATCATGATATCGCGGAGTTCGGATTTTGATCGAGCCATAATGCCGTCGAAATGGAGATTAAACGTATTGCCGCCCTGGCCGTTTGCCCCCATTTGAGCCGCGACCTGGCCGATCTTTGAGAGCGGAATAACCGCCTCCGGCTCCCTACCCTCGCCGATAACCGCGAGTGTCGCTTTGTCCACGATACCGCCCTCGGCCAGATAGGGAAGTGTCGGCATTGAAAATCCTTTGCCGCCGAGTCCTGGAACCCAGTCCGGGGCCTTGAATGACAGTTTCCCGATCGAATTATTCCATAGCCGGGCGATCGCATTAAACGCCGCCTTGAACGGACCAGAGACAATATCAGTAACCCGGCCGAAAATATTTCCCCATCCATCGATCACGCGCCGGATCAGATCGGTTATTCCATTCCATACGCTCGCGGCGATATCACGAACCCGATCGAATATCCACCGGACCGCGCCGATCACGCCGGAGATGATATTAATCCATCCATTAATGACTCGTTGAATAAATCCTGTTATCCAGTTCCACACGGCGACGGCCGCGTCTCGGATCGCGCCCAGGATCGCGCCCCACACGGCGAGCCAGAACTGGAAGTATGCAATAATCCAGTTTATAACCGTCATGACGGCATTTTTGATCCATTCCCAGGCGGCGGCCGCGCCGGCTTTTATTTGGTCCCAGTATGTGATAATCGCCGCCACAAGCGCCCCGATCGGGCCGAGTAGGACGATCATCAGTATTTGCCAATTATCTTTTATCCAGTTGAACGCGGACGAGAATATACCCTTGATCCATTCCCAGAACGTACCGAACCATTGTTTCAGGGTGTCCCAGTTCTTGATAATCAGAAATGCCAGGCCGGCAATTAGTAAAATGATCGCGCCGATTATGAGGACGGCCGGGTGCATAGCAAGGAACGAAAACGCCATTCCGACGGCCTTTATACCCATCGCCAGTTTGCCGATGATAATTAGTAACGGCCCGATCGCCGCCACGATACCGCCCACGATCAGAACGACCTTTTGCCCTTGTGGAGATAATTTCATGAACCAGTCCGCGACTTTTGAGACGGCCTCGGCGACTTTCGTCAATGCCGGCGCGAGCGCGTCGCCCATCTTTTGAGCCGCGACTTCGGCTTTTGCCCGGGCCTGTTCCATTTGGAATCCGGCTTTATTGACGCCGTTCGTTACTTCGTTGAATGCCTCATCAGTTACGCCGGCGACATTCCCCATCTGTTTAATCTTGTCGGAGAATGTGTCGGCCTGGCCGCCGGTTGCGGCGAGTGCGAGCGTTTGGCCCTCGATGGATCCGATAAATGCCTGGAGCGGTTTCCCGGTATCATTTGCGGCTTTCGTCATGGCCTCGATGGATCCCTGGAGGCCCAGAGATTTAATCATCGCCTGGCCGTTTTCATAGCCGAGTTTTTTCATGAGATCTTGCATGTCGGCCGTCGGCGCCATGAGCGCCTGGAGGACGCCTCGGAGTTGTGTCGAGACTTCGGCGGCCCCGCCGGTTACGCCGGTAAACGTCGCCATCGTACCGAATAACTCCTCCTGTTTCACATTTAGAGCGGCGGCCAATGGCGTAACGCGGCCCATGCTCGCGGCCAGTTCTGGGAACGTGGTTTGTCCGAGCCGGACCGTCATTAATGCGAGATCGGAGGCCTTTTGTACCGCGCCGGCCGTCGTGTCGCCGTATGCTTTGGTTACTCCGGACGTGAGGTTGATCGCGTCTGTGGTTTCGGCTAGTCCGGCCTTTGCGGATTTGGCGTTGATCTCGAGGATCTTTGCCGAGTCGGCCGTGTCGCCGAATGCCGAGACGACTTGATACATACCATTCGCCAGGTCGTTCGTCGATTTGCCGGTTTCGATCGCCATGTTTTGAATCGACTCTTTGAGTTCGTTCACGCGGTCCGTATTGCCCGGGATAAGTGTGGCGATGTTCGCCATCGCGCCATTGAAATCCGTGGACATTTTAATCGCCCCGGCGCCGGCGGCCAGGATCGGGAGAGTGAGTTTCGTGGACATGGTTTCGCCGACTTTTGTGGCTTTTTCGCCGAACGCGCCCACTTTCTCGGATACACCTTTGATTTTTTCTCCGGCGTCTTTAACATGTCCGACGGCTTGCTGGAATCCCTCCGCTTTTGCCTTGAACGTAACGAAAATGTCTCCGAGGTTGAATGCCATAATTTAATAATACCTCATTTAACCTTGATCGCTTTGCTCTCTTTTTTGAGTTTGTCCTTGAGCGCCGCCAGGCCGGCCCGATCGAGTTCGGGCTCCTCGTAAATGCCGCGGAGACGTGCGCGCCGGGCCATTAATTCGTTTACGAGTTCTTTTTGAGCGTCCTTTTCGAGATGAGGGTTTGAAATGATCCGGAGATCGGCGATCATCTGTTCCGTTTGCCTGGCCTGGATCTTATCCTGGAGTATTAAAACATCCTCCGGGTAAACGTTGAACCAGATGTAATCTTTGGTCCAGGAGTATTCGGAGGCGAATAGATCCACGGCCCCATATAACCAGTCCTCTATTGAGGTTTCTTGTCCTCGGCCGGCTGTTTGCTCGCCGGGCTTGTCTGGACTGATTGCCTCCGGGCCATGATTTTTTTTACGGTTTTAACGACTCTCTGATAATCGTTTAGTTCCATGAGCGCGTCGATGATCTCGAGCGCGTCGGCCGCGTCAATTTCTGGGCTCTTGAAAAACTCCGCGTCCTTATCCGTTCCGACCGCGATAATGGCGACAAAATCGTCCCATGAATCGGCGATCAATTCCGGTAACTCCTCGAATAACACGCCCATATCGCCGACGTTTTTTCCTGACTGGAATAACTCGGCTAGTTCGCCGGGGAGTTTCCGTAATGCGCGAATAAATTCGGCGTAATCGTAAAGTGCCAATTTCCGGACTTCGACAGGGCCGGCTCCTGTTTTAACAGTTCTGGTTTTTTCCATGATAGGCGGGGCTCCTTTCGTCCCACTATGCCTTATTAATTATGTGTCCCGATCCGGCTTATAGAGAATCGCCGATCATGCCGAGCAAGTTTCCATCGCTCCGGCCCTCATCGACTAACCCATCGAACACGGCCTCGACAATTTGCTCGCCGTCGTTCTTATAGCCAATAGTGATCTCGTTGCTAACGTGGGCCTTATAAATGCCAACGTCGTCGGAACGGTCCGCGTCCTCGTTCGCGACCGGGTGCAAAACTAGCAGTTTTGCGAACGTACTGGAACGCTTTCCGGCCTCGGATCCGATGGTAACGTGATCCGTGTTATCGGTTGAATGCGTGATGGCATTCTTGATCGTTTGCAAGGTATTTTCCGCGAGCGGAACCTTTGCCGATAACTTCTCTCCAACGAGCCACCTCTCGGATACGCCGGCGAATTGATCCACTTTTGTTTCGTGGTACTCCGGAGAATAGGTAACTTCGACGCCGCCGATAGTATGACCTAAATCGACACCTCCGAATGTAACCCTACACACGCCTAATTTGACATTAAGAATGTTACCCATGATTTGACTCCTTTACATTGTTTTTCTGGTCCAGAGGCCGCCTCGACCTCTGCGGCTTAAATACCATTACTGTAATCTTACCACAATTTGATCGGCGACAACGGAGTCGGATCCGGCCGTCTCTGATATAAATATCGGCGAGCCATCCGTTGCATGTTGAGCCGTTCGGGAGTTCGTTTTGACAACGGATCTCCACGAACATCCGGCCCTCCGAATCCTTTTTCGGCATGAGGGATCCCGGCGCGTCGAACGTCCGTTTACTAGGTTGCATGGTATTCCGCAATAAAGTTACATCCGAATTCGTGCCGGCCCTGGCCGTCCTGGCCGAGCGGGCTCGCGTCCTGTTCGGCATGACACCGGAGAACTCGATAACTAGGGAGGGATAATCCGATAATGCCGTGGAGCGTGTCCCGGACCGCGGCCATGAGTGTCGCGGCCTCCTCGTAATCCTCCGATCGGGCGATCACTTGAAATCGTGGGAATGTGAGTCCTGGGACGTCGCGTTGTGATCCGAGAGTCGTTCCGACCTGGCCGAATATGGCGACACAGGCGTCCGGATCCGGAGGGAGTTCATTTAAAAAGACATTCCGGCCGGCGTCGGCCGTGAATATGAGAGACGCTTGTTCAGTGTCGAGATGAGTTGCCAGTTCGTCAAAAAAACTCGCCATTATCGTTTAATCGCCTTTCCGATCTCGCCGCCCATTCCCCGGGCGAACTTGATCCCTAATGCTTGCTCGTTGCGGATAATCGGATCCTCGAGATATTTCCCTTTTCGGCCCTTTTGGAATCGATATTCTGGATGTTCATGGAGCCGGGCCGCGTACTTCGTATGATAGCCGACGACCACCTCGCCCCGGACCTCCTCGACGGTCCCGGAATTCTGGAGCGTTCCCTCGTCGTGTGGGACCTCGTGCTGTGAGAGCCGGAGAACTTCGAATCCGAGATCGAGGACCTGTTTCGGAACGCCATCCTCCACGGCCTTTTCGAGATTCTCCAGGTTCATCATAACTTGATGATCGTCAATGCTCGCGACTATCATTTAAAACTCCATAATTGACACATTAATTCGTAATGGTGCGTCTGGCCGTTCCGGCCGACAACATCCTCCACGGCCATCACGCGATAATCGGTTCCGTCATAGGTAACTTTTGCGTCGATCTCG